AATGCTGGCCGATGCCGGTATTAGTGTTGACCCGGTACAAAATACAGCCAATGATTATGGAAATAGCGGACAAGGTACTGCGGACAATGGAAAAGGCAATTAGTAATGAAATACCTGTTGAAAGCTGCCATGAAAAAGAGCAGGTGGCTAAACTTAAACGGGAACGTGTAAGGAAAGTTGTGTTTGAAAATTTAAGGGATAAGACAAAGCCGTTCAACCCGGTTAGCGAAATGAAATGACAATCAAAGAACAAAACGAGTATTGGTTAAAGTTCCACCGGTTCCAACAGCGGTATGAAAAAAAATATATTGCATTAATAACCGCAGTACTAAAAGATCAGGTAAAATCTTACATCAAACATAAAGATACAATTTACGTGCGCTCCGGTGAGATGCACGGCTTGTTATTAAAGATTCATCAGCAAACCGGTGCGGCCTGGGCTTACCACACAAGGGGTAATTTTATATTAAAACGTGGCGGGCAAATGGGATTTAGTGAAAGGATATTTGCACTGATAAGGCAATACTTTTTTCAGGAACTATTTAATACTGCAGAAGATATTACACAAACTACCATTAGACTTATTCAGGATGTACTTACGAGGGCAGCCGAAACCGGTGCCAGCTTTGATGATATGGTTAAGGAATTGGAGGCGGCACCATTCAGCGCAAGCCGTGCAAGGCTTATTGCCCGTACCGAAACTGTGGCAGCGGCAAATCAAGCTGCGATAATTAATGCAAGGGCATCCGGTATTGCACTTGATAAAATATGGATTGCTGCCAGAGATAACCGTACCCGTAAGCATCATGCAGAAATTAATCAAACTACAATTCCCCTGTCAGGTAAATTTTTAGTTGGCGGTTTTGAAATGGACGTGCCGGGGGATAAGGCTGCAGGCCCAGGCGAGGTGTGTAATTGCAGGTGTGTAATTGGGTTTATACCTATCTAAAAAATAAATTTGCAACTTTGTTGCATTTTTATATAACTTTACTTTCAAGATGGGAGACTACATTCAAAAATCAGCGCACTTCTTGCAAGCATCCATAAAAGATATGGATATGAAGCAAGGCATTATAACTGGATATGCTGCCAGCTTCAATACACTCGATGCCGATAACGATATTATACTTCCCGGCGCATTTCAAAAAACAATTTCAGATCAGGGTCCAAAATCAGTGCAACCCCGGATAAAACATTTGCTAAATCATAATACTGATTGGCCTGTAGGTGTGCCAATGCTGTTAAGCGAAGATCAAAAGGGGCTATATTATGAATCAAAAGCTGGCACAAATGATATTGCGGTGGATGTTTTAAAGATGATTGACAGCGGGTTGATAACAGAACACTCAATCGGGTATCGTACTATAAGAAAAAATGTTATGAACCCGGAAGCTGATTGGAAGGATCAACAAACACAATTACAGGAATTGAAGTTATACGAGTTTTCATCTTTAACCGGATGGGGTGCAAATCAATACACACCGCTAATTGGAGTAAAGAGTAAGCAAAATATTGAAGAAAGGATTGACAGGCTAATTAAAGCATGTGCCAATGGTACGTTTACAGATACCACGGCACGGTTCTTAGAAGATGAATTATTATTTTTACAAAAAGCATTTAAAGATATTTCCACCCACGCCGTTGTTAAAACACCTGAGCCGGAAACTTTGCAAGCGATCATAAAACAATCATTTAAACAAGTTTTCGTAACTCAAAATTAAAAACAATGGATCAGAAAGATTTAGAACTCATTAAAAGTACGGTGGTTACCGAACTCGAGGCAAGTAAAGAAACAATTTTAAAGGCCGCATCCGATGCCGCCGACAAATCAGCAAAATCAATGGTTGACTTAGCAGAGAAAAAGATTGCTTTAGTTAAAGGATTACCATCAGATGTTTCCCCTGAAGATGTAAGTAAGTTAGCAACCGATTTTAAAACAATGGTTGACGATTGGGCTGGTATGGAGAAACTGGTAAAAGATGGTCGGTTTGCAAAGAATGGTGAAGAAGGTAAAAGTTTTACCGAATCATTTGCTGAAGCTACCAAAGAAGCATCCGGTAAGTTAATGGGAATGAAAAAAGGTGAGCGTCTTGTTTTAGATTTAAAAGATATGACTTTTGCCAACGCATTTCCAACAGCAAACACAAGTGTTGCTTATGTTAAGCCTGGTATCATTGAATTGCCAAAACGTAAACTTCACCTGCGTGAATTATTGAATGGCGGTACAATGGGTGCGAAAAGTACATTTGATTATGTAAAAGAAATTACCGGAACCGGTGCTATTAATACAGTAAGGGAAGCCACATTAAAACCTCAGATCGAGTTGAAGTTACAGGAAGCCAGTGTACGTGCAGAATGGATTGCAGGTTTCTTGGTAATCAGCCGTAATATGCTGGATGATGTAGAAGGTATGACTACGTTCCTACAAAGCCGCTTACCTGAATTGCTATTAAGAGCAGAGGACGATCAAATACTTAACGGTAACGGTGTTCAACCAAACCTTTTAGGTATTCAATCAACAGGTAACTATACCGCCGCTGCTGCAGCATCAGTTAGCCGTGCCGAAACATTAATACAGGCAATATCTCAATTAGAGGTTTTGGATCGTGAAGCTAATGGAATATTGCTTAACCCTGCTGACTGGTACAATTTGTTACTTTACAAAGCGGTAACGAGTGGTGTATATACAACACCTGCCGGTCTTGTAAGTTTTGCAAACGGTCAATTATCTATTGCCGGGGTGCCTGTGTTTAAATCAACAGCACAAACAAAGTTCGATTACCTTGTTGGTGATTGGACAATGGGTGCAAACTTTATTACCAGGGAGCCAGCCCGTGTGGAGTTCTTCTACGAAGATTCAACAAACGTGCGGACAAACCAGGTAACGGTAAGGATTGAGGAAAGAGTAGCATTACCTGTTTATGGTGATAACTACTTTATCTACGGCACGTTTGATGCTATTTCTTAATTCATGTGTTAGTTTATGATAACGGCCCTGTCCTGAATTGGGCAGGGCTATTTTAATTTATTAAAATGGACTTTAGAAGCAACGAAGATTATTACTGGAGAAGCCGGGGTTACGGAGCCGGATTTGGCAACGGTTTATATAACTGTTGTTTCAATACGAATATTAATTGGGCAGCATCCGTAACCGAGCCGGTAACATTAAATGATATTAAGGCATGGGGTAAAATTGATACCACAGACGAAAATGCTTTATTAACAGCATTGATAACAACGGCCCGAATAATGTGCGAGCAATACACAAATACAGGTTTTATTTCCCGTTCAATAGTAGCCGATATTAATAACGCCAATGGTGGTTTTATTTTACCATATGGCCCTGTAACTTCCGGGCCTACAGCAGCTAATTGGCAGGGGACAGCATTAACGGTTGAGTATAATTTTAATCAACTACAAACGCCTTATGGCCGCATGGCCGTATCTTATGCCGCCGGGTATGCAACACTACCTGAGATTTATAAAACAGCAATAATGGAGCAGGTGTTGTTCCTGTACGAAAACAGGGGGGATATTAAAGTATCATCTGGTATGAGTGTACAGGCGCAACTTATTTTAAACCCATTAATACGGCAAAAATGAGTGTAGGTAAAATGAACCGGAGGCCAACATTCCAAAACAAAAGCTATTCAACAGATGCCGGGGGTGGTAACACAAGCACTATAACAGAGCAGTGGCAGGCATGGGCAGAGATAGCCGACAGAACGGGCAATAGTTTTGCAGCACAGGCGCAACAGTTAGAACGGTACGATTACCGGGTTAAAGTAAGATTCGATGGACGGTTTAATTCGTTAACATGGATGGTTTATGAAGGGCAGCTTTGCAAGTGTGAGCAAATGACAATAGAGAGTGAAGGGTATAAAAATTATTTGATTTTACGATATTCAAAAACAGAAACATGGGTGGATTTGTCATAAAGGTAGAGGGGTTAGAAAAAACTATGCAACGGTTTTTACCGGCAAAGTATGAGCCGCAGATACAGTCGGCTTTTGATAAGTTTGGGGATAGAGTAAGAACGGCTGCGATTCAGATTGCACCTGTTGATGAAACTAATTTAAGGAGTTCTATATATTTTGATAATATAAAACTTGGAGCAGATGTTGGGTGTAAGGTTAATTATGCTGCTTACCTTGAATTTGGTACTCGGCGTTTTGCTCAGGCTTATGTTTCATCCTTACCTGATGATTGGCAAAAATTAGCTGTACAAGCAAAGGGCAAAGGTGGTGGCAGTTTTGAGGAATTTGTTTTGAGAATTACTGAGTGGGTGCGCCGTAAAGGTATTGCAATTACTCCCACAAAATCTGGCAACGCTTCAAAATCAGTTTCAGCTATTTCACAACAAAGGCAGGCCGCTTATGTTATTGCCCGTTCAATATTGATTAAAGGTATTAAACCGCAGCCTTACTTATACCCAGCGGTAAATATTGCATCAAAGCAGTTATTAAAAGACCTTAAAGAAATAAAACTATGATTGATATAAACTACAGCCTACGAATTGCATACTATGCCGCATTGAACGGTATCGCAGGCGTGCCGGTATTTTATCAGTCTTTACCGCCGAATGTTTCACCTGATAACTACATTGTTTTTAGATCAATAACCAATACCGATGCCGGAACCAAAAGCAGCAATGAAACCAACACAAATATTACTGTAGAGATCCACACATGGAACGATAGTTTAAACAACGGGCTGAGTGCTGATTTAGTTGCAAGGGAAGTTTATAACAGGATTTATGCCAACCCTCAATTTGTATTAACATTGGGAGGCGCACAGATGGTTTCAACAAGATTGGGGAATGATGTAACTCAGGATGCGATAACAATTAACAACCGGGATTATGTGAGCCGTTTTATTACTTTTAAACATTTAATTTTTCAGGTTTCGGATATTTCTTAAAAAATGCAACAACATTGCAAATATTAATTAACTTTATAAAAATTATCAATCATGGCAGAACACAAAGTTAACGGTACAGATGTATTATTGTTTTTAGGTTTAAACGGAGTAATCTACAACACGGTAGTATGTCTTACCTCACAATCAGTAACCAGGCTTACAAATGAAATTGACGCTAAGTCGAAATGTGGCCCGGATAAATTACCCGGCACAAAAGACAACGGAGTTTCTTTTGAAGGTCAAATATTAGCCGATCCAAGTAGCGGGACCATCAGTACAGATGATATTGATGATTATTGGCGTAATACCACAACGGTTTACTGGAAAATGGGTAAAGCTATTCCTGCAATTGGGGATGTAACTTATTCAGGTACGGCATTCATCAGCAAACTGGATGAAACCTTTGCTATGGATACACCGGGAACATTCAGTGGGGCATTAGGCATTTATGGTACAATGTCTAAAACCACCGAAACAAGCTGATGAGTTATATCCAAATAAACATTGGCGGTAAATTACGGGGGTGGAAGGCTAACCAGCTTACTATTGAATTGTTTAGTAAACACATAAGTGTATCTGCAGCCGATACTACTTCTATTTATGCTGCCATGTACGCAGGATTGGTATCGAATTGTTATGTAAAAAGTGAGGAGCCTGATTTTACTTTTGAAGATGTTTGTAATTGGGTGGATGAGATTTATGCTTCAAAGGATTTAAAAACTATTGAGGCTGTAAACGACTGTTTTAAAGAATCGTCTGCTTACATTCAGGTAATGGAAACAATCCAGGAAAAGTTACGTATTGATTTAAAGCAGCCTGATAAAAAAAAAGTAAAAAAGAAGTAGTTTTTGATTGGTTTGAGATACACAAGTTCGCTTTGGGCAAATTAGGCTGGACTGAAAAAGAATATTTTACTTGTAGCCCTTATATGTTCTTTGCAGCATGTGAGGGCTATTTTGATAAAGTGGATGAGCAACAAATGATGTTTAGGCGGTTAGCAGAAATAACACATAAGTCAATGGGTGGCAAGGCAGACAGCCGGGAGTTGTGGCCGCTGTGGGGGGATAAGCAAAAGACAGTAGATACAATAGTTTGGGGCAGTAAAGATGAAGCTGATGATTTAAGAAAACGGATTGAAAAAGCACACGGTATAAAATTAAGC